GACAACTTCAGATGGAAGGGTAGTCCTGGATCTGAAGAATTTGCTAAAGAAATCTGGACGAAAGTATTAAAATAATCTATAAATACTTATGCAAAGATTTGGTAAAATACTAAATAAAATAAACAGGAAGGTTCATATGGAAAATGAAACATTCGAATGTTCGTTTCGTAAAGCATTCGAGAAAGATGATGGTGGTGTAACTGTATACGTAACTAAAGACGATGGTACAGATATGACTATCTATGGTGAAGCTATTGGTACTCAAAGATGGCAAAAAGGTGCTAGATTGAAGATTGCAGCTCAACCAGTAAGAACAAGTAAATCAGGTAAGCAGTATCAAACTGCAAGTATGATTGAATTGTTAAGTGGTGAAGTTGCTGTACCAAATGGTGCAACACCAAGTGCTACAGGTAAAGATCCTGCTGCACAATGGAAAGAAAAATACAGATTAACTATGAGTAATTTATTATCTGCTGCTATACAATCTGGCAATGACGTAGACTTTGACAAGATTGATAGTTATGTACGTAAGATATTGAATGCTCAATATGATGGAGACGAGGCTCCATTTTAACAGAATCATTTATCTCCCTCTAGAGTTAATGATCGTTGCTGGGTGGGTGCTCCCTGCCCAGTAACAGAAAGATCTTATGGACTTAATACTTCTAAATGATGGAGTGTATAGTCTAGTACCAATCACAAAACAAATGATAGAAGGAATTGAACTCTTTACTGAGGTCAGTTGCTTTGATCTATGTGATATACTAAGACTACACTTAACAACATATTATGATGAAATAAATCGACACGTGATGAATGATGGAACAGGAGATTTTTTCGGATGCATTTGTTCAAATTAGAACTAGAAATGATGGGTATAAACACTTATAATAGGGATGATTTGGTTTTAAAATTATATAAATTATATTTAAAGGAGGATAAGAGTGATTACAGAAAAGCGATTGGAAGAATCCTTAAAATACCTAGCAGATACAGATGAAGAATCTGCAAGTGCTAATGCTAATGTTAAGTATTTAGATAGATTACTTAAACGTAAAAAGGCATTACATATAACTGGTAATAAGGAAGATAAAAGTATATCTGCAAAAGAACAAACATATTATGCTAGTGATATATATAAAGCAGCAGTAGATGAGTTGTTTGATGCAGAAGTTAAATCTAATACATTAGATAATAAAAGAGATAAAGAAGCTCTTATTATAGATTTATTTAGAACTCTTGAAGCCAGTAGGCGTAAAAATAATATATGATATATAAGTTTAAAAGATGGGTTGTATTACCTGCGTATGCTGAGATTATTATTTCAGCAGACTCTGATCAGGAAGCATTAAAGATAGTCCGAGCCATAGATCCACAAACTTTAAATTGGCAAGAAACAGATCCTGCTGAGCAACGAATGACCTATGAAGTCATAGATGAGAAGTCCTGAACAAAGAATGTTTCTTAATGTAATAACCCAAGCAGTGCATGACGCAGCATATAAAGGTTATGATCGTTATTATGAGTATCATCGAGATCAAGCAATAGCTTGGCTTACCAGCAATTCACAAGATTTTAGAGCTATATGTATATTAGCAGATTTAGATCCTGATTACACATATTTAAAAATGACTAAAGCTATAAAGAGTGATATAAAACAATTACGTAGAAACTATTATAAAAAACAAAAACCAGAACGAGAGAATCGTCCTGGTCGTTATAGATTAAAATTTTAATGACTGATATAGATATGTTTAAAGATATGACTTATGATACACTTAATAAACAAGTAGATGGTAATCATTATTCAAAAATGAAAGTCCAACCTGCATATTTTATTAATGAAAATAATTTACCATTTGCCGAAGGCAATGCTATTAAATACATTTGTCGTCATAAAAATAAAGGTAAAAAGAAAGATATAGAAAAGGCTATTCACTATCTAGAAATGATTATAGAGAGAGATTATAGTGCTTGACTATGGTGCAACATTTGTTGCTCTTTCTTTCTATCGTAACGTCTTTTATTTTTAATAATTTTATTTTTAAAATGCCTGAGCTGTCTAGCAAAAGGGTTTTTTTTCTTATTTGCTTTTATCATCTAATATAAGTTTCTTGATAGATTTTTCACCCATATAGATTTCTGTTTCAGCTTTGGATATAATACATCTATACTCAGTAGAAGGTGATGCAGTTCTATTTGCTACCCTTTTACCACGTAAACATTCTGACATATTAGGTTGTATTCTATGTTCTTTTATTTCATGATCTACAATCATTAAGAGTGCTATTACTGTTTCTATCATTGATAATTTCCATTTAATTTTTTTTGTAACATATCTACCTGTTCTTTAAGGTGATCTATGTTTACTTTGTTATATCTTGATGCTTCAATTTCTTTTTCAATAGATTCTATTTGACCTGCAAGGTGTTCAATAAGCATATACATTTCAAGATTCTTTGGTTCTTGTTCAGCTTTTTTGAGCAGGTCTGCAGCAAAAAGATGATCTGATGTTTCTAACTTATTAAGTCTTTCGACTATACCGAAGTATGCCCATACACCTATAGCAACTGCTGCAACAAGTGCAATCAGATTTCTAATTGGTAGAGATACGTTTGTGTTTTCGTTTAGTTTCACCATGAAATATTGGTAATGATTTACCAGATGTATAGAAACATTTTAGACAATACTTGTATTTGTCGAATACTACATATCTGTGTAAAAGTTTTTTTTTACAAGTTTTACATTTAGAGTGGTCAATCATTTCTTTCTCATAATATCAGCACCTTTAAGACCATAGATAGCACTAACCACTCCTATAAATATAGCTTGATACCAATATGGTAAGTTCTTAAAGTATTCAAAAAACAGATCTATTCGATCACGTATCGTTGGATCGTCAGAAAAAACAGACCAGCCCAATAGAATAATAGGAATAGAAATGAGAATAAGGACAAACTCGTCTTTGTAACCTTGATCATTACTCTCAATAACTTTCGCTTTATATTCAATCTCGCCTTTCGCCATACGTTCAGCATGTACTCGCTGAGCATCTGACATTAATTGTTTTGTTTTTTGTTTGTTCTGATAAATATGAGACGCTGTTTTAACGCCTAATGATAATAAATTCAACCACATATTATTTCTTTTTTACTTTGTACATTATACGAGTACTCCCACCCATGTAGTGAGTGTACTTACTATTTTTGTGAAGTTTCTCCCAGCCATATTTATGTAATCTAAAACCAATATCCATAATTAAGCTGAAGAACCAGTTGGATGTCCTTCCCATGCTTTGTACATTCCTTCCACAATAAGCTCATCATTGTATGGTTGCATACCATTTTCCATTTGGATTATTGATTTTACCAAAGGTAAATATGCTTCTATGCTATTATCAATCATAGCCATAGGTTCTATTTCCATACGTTTTGCAACAAACTTAATATATGCTTCAGTATCATTTTCTGATGGGGGTGCCCATCTTCTAATGATTGAGTCTATATTTTTTTTATTATGTGTGAATCTGTAAGTAAGCAATATACGCATTAATGCACGTATACCCATTACAGCTTCATCAAATATACAAAAAGTTGGATCTGTCTGCTCAGCAGCCAAACCATCCCAATCTGTACCTAACTTAATATTACCTGGATTCTTATTTCTAATACCTCTAGGTAATTTTTCTATTCCATCTGCCATTGTCTTTTAAAACCATTGGGATTAATTTAGGCAATCCATCAATGATAACTCCTGTTCCTATTACTGGTCTAGACTTCTGAAGTTTATTGTATTCAAAAGCTAAACTTTTCATGTTGACTAAACACCCAACTTGCATTCCCCATAGTAGTTCATTTGGATTACTCCAATAATCTATTTTGAACAATGTATGATAGTGCCCCTGTATCGTGCACATACCATATTGTTGAGCAACTTTTAAAACATCTTTATATTTACCATGACAAAAATATAACTTCTGTCCATTAGATGCTTTGAGAATTAGATCCTCATGCCATGTCCACCCTTTACCTACACCTAACATATGATTATATGATTTGAAAACTTCGTGTGGTAAACCATATCTAGTAGCTTTTCTAAATACTAAACTACCATGATTAGAGTCCATAACATATTGTTTTGGAAATAATTTTTCTAAATCTTTAAAAAATTTTCTAGCAACTTGTAACTCATGACTAGGTGAATATAGTCCTGGATGAGAGTCATGAAATGAAATACTATGCCAATCCATCTCATCACCTATATTAACAACTGTATCAGGTTTGTATTTTTTTTTGATAGCAGCTAGAAAGTCTATTGTATCTATATGATGATAAGGAGCATGTTGATCACTTATCACAAGTATTGATTTTCTTAACATACAATGTTTTACAACTTAAAGTTTATATAGTCTAGAGTGTAAGGTACAACTATACAGGTTTACCTTTTGGTAAAATAATTTCTTTCTCTATACATATAAACTTCATGTATATACCATGTTGGTTTATATCGTCTTTACCTATTTCTTTAGCTTTATCTATTGATTCTTGATGTCCTGCATTAAGACAGCTATACATATCATCATAATATGTATCCATCTCAACTGGACTCATGCAATCTCCTGCAACGTAGGAGCACATAATCATAAATAATGCTATTTTTGTCATGCAAAAATGCTTGTAACTAAAAATAATACTTGTGCTGCAACACCTAAACCAACAGCTGTTAAGATATATTGTATTCTATCTATATCTTTTTGCATGTGTGCTAGGTGGTTGTTTTCTATAGTATCAATCCTTTGATTGATAAGATCTATAGCTCCATGTATTTTAAGAATTTCTTCTCTATTTTCTGTAGCTCTGCTCATATTAAAATAATGTCTTATAAGGATCTCTTATAAGTCCTTTCGTTTTATATTGTGTATATCTTGGTCCTTGATATCTAGGATGTCCAAGCTGTCCTAGCACAAAATCAACAGCAGTATCAGATGCAAGATCTAAGGATAATCCTTGTTCTTGTAATCCTTCTGCTATGTTTCGTGATGCAGACTGCAACCAAATAGGTAAAAATCTCATACCTACATGACCACCTATCTTTAGTCC